GGTTACGTACGGTCTTGTGGCGGTAAGGTATTGTCTCGTGCAGTCCTGTGAAGTTAAGTAGCGGTACGGTAGGGCAAAGTCCGGTCCCGTCCGGTTCCGTTTTGTTTTGGTGAGGTCTTGTGATGTGTCGCACTGTCTGGTGTTGGCAAGGTGAGGTCTCGTATAGTCGAGTAATGGTACAGTATAGTTGGGTAGAGTTTGGTTTTGGTGAAGTATCGTGGCGGTTAAGTCAAGCCAAGTGGGGTCTTGTTTGGTAGGGGTTTGGTTGCGTCTTGTTTGGTGGTGTGATGTGGCGGTAAAGTAAGGTTCAGTACAATAAAGTGATGGTGAAGTATCGTGGCGGCTTGGTATAGTTAGGTCAGGTTGAGTGGTGGCAGGGTCACGTTTAGTATAGCAAAGTAACGTTGCGGTAGTGTGATCTGTAGTTAAGTTGAGTAAAGAACCCCGAGGAGAGATCCTTGGGGTTTTTATTTTAAAAAGGAGGAAACATGAAAAAATCGTTTCAAAAAGTAATCCTTCGTTGTCCACCATGTGATTACGAAGAAAAAAGAGAGGTCGAGATTGGAGAGTCTCTGGAAGGAACCATCTGCCCCAACTGCGGCGAGGGCGAGCTATCGGAGACTGTTATAATCCAAGGAGAAGAGGAGATCGTCTGATGGAGAAACACAGAAAAAGAGACGTGCAGGCTTGCCTCATGCTCACGCTCAATGTGGGGATGACTCATGATCTTGCAAATCTTGCAGAGCTGTCGAAAACCTACGGTATGAAGGTTAGTGAGATTGCAAACCAAGTAAGTAGGACTTGTGCAGGAGGGACTCTCAGTCCTGAGGAAGCGAACAAGATCGAGCAGCAGTTCATCAAACGGATTCAAACTCTCAATCTTCTTATGCATGAAGTGCGAAAGCTCACGAAGAAGATGGAGAAGGTTTAAGAAAGGAGAAACATGGGTACCGAAGAACGGCTTGAAGAAGCCAAGAACATACTTTGTACTCTTATGGAAGAGATGCCGGACGTAAAACAATGTGATTGGTCAGACATTTTCGGTGTATCTCAGGCCAGTGTATCACAGTGGAAGAGTGCTAAAAACGGGATGAGTGACTACACCAAAGTAGTCGCCAACATCCTACTGACTACCGATAAAAGCAACCGAACAAAAATGATCTCTACGTTAAAAAACAAAGTCGTCAGGAGGTTTATAAAGGAGGTTTGTAAAGCAGGGGCGGGTCTGAAATCTTCATTAGGAGTGGGGGTCTCTATAGATATGATGACGGCACTTGTTCTCGAGGTGGTTAGAAAGATTTGGGAAAAACAATTAACATAGAATAGGAGAAAACATGTTTGAAGTAGTTGCCAAGGTAGTGATTAATGGCAAAGAGTACGAAAGAGTAAAAGAGGCCGCAACAGGGTACGAAGCTGTGCGTTATCGGTATGATAACAAAGCCGGGTTCACATCAAGAGGCTGTCCCACAGTATGGCTCGATGATGCTCCCGACTTTATACAGGCGATACTGGCTCTTTCGCGGATGAAGGCAGAGTAAGGGGGAAATACACAAACAATAAATCACGAAGAAGGTATAAGAAAGGAGGAACTATGGATAAAAAAAAGAAGACGAAAACCTACTACGAAGCTAATAAGGAGAAAATTAGCGAATACAGAAAAGCCTACTACGAAGCTAATAAGGAGAAGGAGAAAGAGCGGATAAGAGACTACCGAGAAGCTAATAAGGAGAAACATAAAGAATATCAAAAAGCCTACTACGAAGCTAATAAGGAGAAGAAGAAAGAGGAGGAGAAAAAAAGAGCGAAAGCCTACTACGAAGCTAATAAGGAGAAGAAGAAAGAATATCAAAAAGCTAATAAGGAGAAGAAGAAAGAATACAGAAAAGCCCACTACGAAGCTAATAAGGAGAAACATAAAGAATATCAAAAAGCCTACCGAGAAGCTAATAAGGAGATGTTGAAAGAACAGAAGAAAGCCTACTACGAAGCTAATAAGGAGAAGGTTAAAGAGCGGATAAGTGTCTACCGAAAAGCTAATAAGGAGAAGAAGAGGGAGAGGAAGAAGAGGGAGAGGAAGAAGGAGAAGGCTAAAGAACGGAGGAGAGCCTACCAAGAAGCTAAGAAGGTGAGGGCTAAAGAGCAGAAGAAAGCCTACCGAGAAGATTACAAAGAGAAAAGGAAACGCTGGCGCGAAGGTGCAAGCAAGGTACACAGAAAATCAGTGCTGGACGAAGCACGCATACGTAAGGCTATAGATGATTTGGAAAAAACTCTGTCCTTGGTTGACAAGGAGTTAAGAAAGGTACTGGAAGAAGATCTGGTATGGTACAGAAAACAACTAGATGCCCTTACAAAGGAGGTTATCTAATTGTTTTTTTAGCTATCCCGGAATGAGAGAGTTCATGTATCCGCCCTGCCCAATCCCGTCCGGAATATCAAACGTGAACCTGCGGCTTTTGCCGAGATAGACATCCGAAGTCAGCTTCGCGTAAAGAAGACTGTGGAAAAAATCATCAGGGTCGCTCGACTTATGGTCGAACTTGATCTCCCGTCTATACTCCACATACTCCGAGTAAATACCCAGTATGTCTTTGGCGTACTGCTCAAACTCAGCCCACTTTGGAAACTCCACGAACTTCTGCTTAATGTCGAAAAAAAGCTCTGACATCATGAAGTTACGGTGAAGGTGGTAGCGGTGGCCGATCGGGTCCCACTTCATCTTCTGCTTCAGCTTGGGAAGATGCTGGTACTGGACCACCCTCTTGGGCCCCAGAATCCTCACCAGCTGATTGTTTACCCCCCAGCCATGGCCCCAGTCCACCCCGCACAACAAAACGCCCAGAGCGTTGCAAATGCGCGCAATGTCCCTTACGACATAGTCGGGCTCGATCTCTTTGCCCATGTAGCGCTTGATGAGAAGCGGCCGCCACACCTTCTGGTTAATGTATGCGCCAATAGTGAGTACCGTATAGGACGCGCTCCTGATCTTCCCTGTGGGTGATTTCTCAGACCCATCGTTACCCTCGCCCCAGTCGACACCAGCCGTAAGGTGGTACTTCTTGGACTCCGCAAGGTGGTTATTAAGAAGAACCGGGTTCCACAGGCTGTAGTCGCGGCAGCACTCAATGATCTCATCCCTGGTGATAGGCTTGGAAGCACTGTCGTAGGAAAGACCCAAGACCTCGTTATAGAACTGCCCGAACGGATAGTTGTCTCTTTTCCAAAGAAGTTTCTCCCACTGGGCGGCTAGCCCGCAGATCCATGGCACCATCAGCTGCGGAATGCGGTAGCCTTGGATAGGAGAGTTCTGCCTAAACGATACCCACCTGCCGTGAAGGTGTGGGTAGATCGGCTTCGCACACTTTGCACAGACAGGTCCGGGTGGCAGCTTGCCCTTGGCGTAAAACTCCGTGGGGGCTATATTGGTCTCATCAAGGAAGTTCTGCTTACCGCAGTGCTGACACTTTACGATCCACTCGTTCTGAGTCGTGGTCTTCCAGTAATCTTCGATCGGGTTATCGTGGCTCTTTGGGGTGCCCGCCATAAGAATTCTGGCATCCAGAAAGTGCGACGTACACTCCATGATAACCGGTATTTCGCTACCAATGAAGTCCTGGATCTCATCCAAACATAGGACTCTAGCGCTGATTCCACGCGTTCTATCCGCACTTCTAAACGCTGAGCGCAGGAAAATAAACGAGCCGTTGGTGAACCCCTTTTCAAACACCTGCGTGCTTATCGAAGAGTCTTGGAAGTACTTCGCGATGAACGGGCTTTTTTCAATCGCTGGCCGCAGCTTCTCGTTCGAAAACTGTCTTGTCTGTGTGTGGGAGGGTGAGACGTACAGGGCCTTATTGTAGGGCTGCACGATCGATGTGATTGTAAGGTTGTTGCCGACGAAGGTAGTTTTTTCTACCTGACGAGCAGTCTTAAGAAGTACCTGCCTATCATCACGATCGTAGACAGGTCTGAGATAGCCTCTTCCTGCAAAGTCAAACTTCTTTCCGTCGAGGTGAATAATGTTGTGCACGAAGTCACTTCTTCGGGCACGAATGATCTTCCTGAGAGTGCCGTCGAGGTTCACGGCCGACATCACTTTTGCTACGGACTTTTGGCTTACCATAGTGGGCTCGTCGTTGAAGTCCCTATCTGCCATTTCGGCAGTACCAAACTCCTCCTCTTCGGCGAATTCTTCTACGTCAATATCGCCACTATCTAAGTCACTCATACATACCTTCCTGCGCTGCATCGGCGTGTCATACAGGCCGAACTGCGCCACTTTATAAAAACCTCAATGATAACGGCCGTGTTACAAAACTTTTCAAAATGTTTCCGCTTGCTACAGAATTTGTTTTTCAAGCGGAAACAAATTTGTTGAAGTAAGTTTATAGAATCATTGGTAAATAAACGTTGTTATAACATCTGTTTCCGCTGTTTCCGCTTTTTTTGACTTTATAAGAGAACTTTACAAAAAAATGAGTGAGTTTTGAAATTCGAAAAACTCGATATTCTCGTATGACGAAATAGGGAAAATAAGCGGAAACAGCGGAAACATATAAAAATATAGAGTTATACTGTTTTAAAAACACAGAGTTATACTCTCTATATATGTTTCCGCTTCTTTTTTTGGTTCCATCTCGGTTTTGTAACAAATCCTTATCTATTTGAAAACCCTCCTAAAAAACCGGAAACATATGCGGAAACACGATTTTAACGGTAAGCCTGTGTTATTACAGGCGTATTAGAAAACCGGCCAAAGTGTCCTCTGTATAAATTTTATACAGGCCAGTCTGCCTCTGCGTATGTTGTGCGCGGTGCGCCGCAAATACAGCGGCATTATAATAGCAGTGAGCCATATAACCGTGCATGTAAAAACGGCCTGTATAAAATTTATACGAATTCGACATTTATGCCGCACTCCGCAGTTTTGTCGTTTTTTTGATTTTTTATATACCAATCCTACGCAGTGCGCCATATTTAGTATGTAGTTACTGCACCTCTGCCGCAAAGACATAAGGCGTTTGTACACAGTAAATATTTTGTAGGCTATGACAAAAGTGCGGTATTTTCGAGCCAGAAAGGCAGGGACAGGTATGCTAAACCGGCTCCTTTGCCTTCTCTTTGGGCTTGCT